TTATTATGCACTGTAACTAACACAGCTTGCACGCGCGCGTATAACAAAATTTTTGACATAAGCAAACCTGCTTACGAAATTTTTTCGTGAGTAGGTTTGCTTTTTTTGTTATTCTAAAATTCTAAAGACTGATTATTCGTTATCCGAATAACAAAAACAATATAAAAGTAAAATACTGATAATTTAAAGATATAGTAAAATGGCTAAATTATTAATAGATAGAGATTTAGATTTTTTAAAGTATTGTGATACACAAGATTTGCAAATATTGGTAGATTATCTTACGAAAGATAAGAATGGATATTTGAGAGTATCAGAAGGGTTAACACAAACAGATGCCTATAAAGCTTTTTACCCACATAGTTTACAGAGGATGACAGATTATATATCAATGGAATTACAACATTATGGAGGGAATACTATTGCTAATATGCTTCGTAACTATGGTGTTCTTTATAGAGAAATATTAGAAGATGTCGCTAAAAGGCAAAAAATAAATTTCAACTCTAATAATAGTACAGCTCTTATAGAACAATATTTATTACAAGCTATTATGGAGAAAGCTATTGATAAAATGTCCGAAGAGGAACTAAGGCAATTTCTTCTTGAAATGAATGGGGGAAGAGGAATAGGTTCTAAACAGGCTATGACAGCGGTTGCTATTACTTTAATTAGATCTAGTGGATTTACTCCTTATAAAACAGCAGTAATTGTGGCAAATGCCTTATCAAGAGCTATTTTTAAGAGGGGATTATCTTTTGTAGGGAATCAGTTTCTGAATAAAAGTATAAGCATATTTTCTGGGCCAGTAGGATGGGTTATAACAGGAGTATGGGCAATATTTGATATAGCTTCTCCAGCCTATAGAGTGACCGTCCCTTGTGTGTTACATATTGCTTATATGCGATTAAAATATCAAAATGGAGACTATAATCAGGCAAGTTCTTATCAAACAATACCTAATAGATATTATAATCAGACAAATTCTTACCAAACGGAATTAAACAAATATTATAATCAAGGAAAAGTATCACATGAATATCCTAATGGAGGAAGCATTGTAAAAGAATATCAGAAAAAAGAGTTCTTAGATTATTTAGAAATTTTATTAGATAATGGAGAATGTGATAAAGTATTAAATAAATGTTATAGAGAACAGAAAAATTTTTATGGAGATTATAGATTTCAAACGATTAAAGAAAGAGCTTCTTCTCCTCAAAATATAGAAATTGCAATTCTCATTGAAAAAATGGAAAAACTCTTAGAAGCGGGGGAATATGAAGATGTTTTGAGAATGATTTTTAATAATGAGGAAAAGTGTAAAAATCTTCAAAAATTTCAAGAGATTAAAGAGAGAGCATTAACAAGATACTAATCTGAGTGAAGTAATTCTTTTTGAGATCAATAAAAAGTGAAGAATGATTATTGTTATTATTCTTTACTTTTTGTTTAATTTATTAAAATTAGTCTATCTTGCCTTACCACCAAAAAAATCTTCATTCTTCACTTTAAAAGTTCCCTTACTTCCCTTACTGTTTCTTCAGTAAATAGGGCTTCCAAGTTTTTCCAAATACTATGATAGCCATAGGGGCCTTGGAGCATTTCTTTTTTAGCCGCGGCAATACTCCAGCCGTGGTAGATAATGCGATACATAGCAACCATAATCCCTGTACGGTCAGCACCATGGTAGCAATGGATAAGTACCGCTCCTTGCTGTTGTGCCTTGCGAATACGCTGGAGCACTTGGGCGATATCCTTGGGAGTGATACGCCAAGTAAGTAGTGGGTGGTTGATAAGGGTAATCCCATCGGTGGGGAGGAATACCTTTCTGTCCTTGGAACGAGTAAAATATCGCAGGTTGATAATGGTCTTGATAGGCGTACGCTTAATGACCTCCTTATCAGCCTTAACTAACTGTTCGCTGCGATACAGCAAACTATCCACTTGATATAGGTTTGCTTCAGTATGGATAACAGTAGCAGGAGTCTGTCCCCATAAGGGTAATAAAGGAAGTAGAAATAACAGGATCGTTTTCATGTCAAATTTAATAGAAGAGGCTACAGAAGGCGTTGAGAAATACAGATTTTTATAAAGAAATAAGGCTGAAGACTTATAATAATCCGTGTCAATTACATAATTTAGATAACTATAAAAAATCTGTGAAATCTGTGGGAGTTTTTTGTTATACAACTTGTGTTAGAATAGGAGCTATCATTCGTTTGGAATTGCTTAATAGGAGCTCTCTTTCCTCAAAATAGTCTGTCAGTAAATCCTTGTAGGTTAAGGCATTGTCTATAAACAACAAGGCTTCTCTCTGTATCTCTTGAGAGACTTCTTCCTCTAAGGTAATCTTCTGTAATACCTTTAGCAAAGGTTCTAACTTGCTCAATAGGTGATAATTGATCTCTTTTTCAGTAAAAGGAAGTTTCCAAAAATGAGCAATACTTTAGCTGAGATTATCATTGGCAAGGCGAAGTACAGAGAGGGCATACTCCTCATATTCAGTGTCCTTATACTCGTATATAGAGAAAGAGTTAATCACACCAAAAGAGGGGTACAAACTGTTTTGTAGGGCTGTAGCTGTCATAGCATCTATTTTCCTGCAAAAGTACGAATTAATTTGCTAATTGACAAATTAGCAAAATTGCTAATTAATTCGTATTTTTGCACTTTGATAAACAAACATCATTATGACTAAGAGCGTACGGGTGCGCTTTGCACCCAGTCCTACAGGACCGTTACATATAGGGGGGCTACGTACTGCCCTCTTTAACTATTTATTTGCTAAAAAACATGGGGGAGATTTCCTCTTGCGTATTGAGGATA